CACGGGGCTTCCAATGTGTTTCCATTACACTGGCTGCACTGGTTAATTGCGCTAGACTTACTCGGACGCAGCTACTACCGGCTCACGAAGCTCTAATCTGGAGCTCTGCACCGGCCAGGACCCGATATCGGACATCCTATTCGCGTATTGCCCTCCCTAGTGGGAACCCTGGTCTTGAAGCCTCCCATTAACTACCCGCTCGGCACACGGGCAAAGGGGTGATACTACACCCACTTCGGTGCTGCACGTGACGCAATGTATGTTGCTGCAACCAAACAGAAACACTTAGAGTCAGATGCCCGCATAGACAAAGTGCCCATCGATATCGGCCCCCCCCCAAAGGAGAATGGACGTACAACGGCACAGCCCTGTCGACGCACAAACAGAGCAAGAAAGAAACAAACAGACGAAGATGGCTCCACACGCAATGGAACCATCAAACCAGAGAGTCAAGATAACTCTCACCGAGACCGGGTGGACAGTCCTGCAGGTCCGAGAATTGATTGACAACCAGAGGGTTGGACAAGTCCAACCTAGCACCTGATGACAACACAACCCTCTCCTCCCATGCAACCAGCTGCTCAGGGGTAAACCCGAAAGCAGCGCAGAAACTAGACCGCGTCTCGGGACAGATATCCCGACTCTCCTCTACCCCCGCCAACCAGGCTCCCTGGATGAAATACTCACGGTAAGGCCCAGACCTTACCTTTCCAGTGAAGCCCGTCAGCTTGAGGACGGATGAAGCCCATGCCTGAAGCATGGGGATGCCAAGCCCCAAAGAGAGCTCGCACATTGCCACTCCGGTCAGCCACTCCCTGGCATATTTGGGCTCACGAAGGTATCTGTGACTGGCCAGCGCACCAGACACGACAGACACAACTTCCCGCACCATAACCCAGCCTCGGTTCCCACCGAGGCGGATAGGTGCGGACCGACCAAACCGGACCTGCTCCATCCGACGGACAGGTCGTTCGAGCGTGAACTCCATACCTGAACCAAGAAGCACCCGTCTACCAAAGTCAGCTAGGACGGCACCAGATGTCGAGCTCTCCAAGAAGACTAACGCATTGTCCCCATCAACCAAAAGGTCGAAGGGAACATGGTACTCTGCCAAAGTACCATAGCAAATTGCCAACATGAGCAAAGAATTGCCCATGCCCGTGTTAAAGTCTCCACTGGCTCTTCCACCAGGCCGACTGAACTTTGCGCCACAGGGCAGGCGTCCAACCAAGGACTCCTGTTGCCTGAGCAACCACCTAAGACCCCGATCCCTCGGGTAGGCAGTCTTGTAGATCAGGTGTTCTTGCTCCAAGTGGTACGGACCCACGTGCGCTTCGAACGCCTTCCCGTCAACCTCGAAAACGACGCACTCAGTGAAGTTATCGAACTTCCGTGAGATTAAGTTGCCTCGTTCGCGGGGGTTGAGTCCTTTAGCCACAACCCGAGAATTGTCACCCCCCCAAAGAGCCTTGGCTGTGAGACGACCCCACATCCAATGTTCAAAGGGTTTCAGGCGGGAAGCTACCTCCAAGTTATACCTAGGATCCCTGGGAAAGATCATCCTAGGTTTCTGGAACTTGGCCAGCACGTTAACCTTCTCCGCCTTCAGAAAGCAGCTGAGTCTGGCATCGCGCCAGGACACACGGTCCTGGGACAAAGAATCAGCCGCTAACAGGTATCTGCGACGTAACAAGCCTTGATAGGTCATCGCAGTTTCACGGTTGCTCCACCTATGCCCGCTGTAGGACCGGACCACGTTCCTGACTCTCTGAAAGCCACGAAGAACCGAGATCCCCAAAGGTAACATAACACCGGGGGGCAAAGGAGCAAGAACTCTCGCACAAAGGGCCAAGAGT